GTACATCCTGAGCACCTGAGTACACCAAGATATTGTTCTTACCGAAGATGAACAAGAAGCCGTTATGCGAAGCTAAGCCTGTGATGTTATCTGCACCGTTAGGCCACACAGAAGATACATCAATAGAGCCTGTAGAGCCATTAGCCCACTTATGTCCAGAAAGGATGTCAGACCAGTAGATTACTGTCTTCTCAGTGGCTGTATCAGCTACCCACAGACGACCATAGGCAGACAGGACAATGTTACCTGAAGGGACAGTACCTGTGTAGCCCGTCTTCTCAGACACACGGCGATACGTAGTAGTACTTACAGCAGGGTCGAACACCAGAGGATCATGCCCTACTTGGAACAGATATAAGCATTCGTTCAAGGCAGCGATCTGCCAGTTGTTAGCTGTGATTGTCGGAGCAGTACCGCCACCCCCATAGGTAAGCATAGTCAGTGTACTACCTACCAGCTTAAATACTTTGTTGTTGCCTGCTGCAACGGTGTACTCAGAGCCGTTGTCTATAACCAACTGACCTATAGCTTCTACGTTAGCAGAGCCTAAGTCAGTGTTGGTAGTATTCTTAGTTACCCACCCTTTACGAGCACCTACACGGCCATACTGGTCAATGACACAGTTGACAGCGGTCAGGGCAAAGCCAGAGGCTAAGTCTAGTGACGAGTCCTGACTATTCAATCCATAAAAACCCGGGGCAGTAATACTGAATGTTTGAATAGGTTGTGCCATAAGTTACACAGCCTCCCAAGTCTCTTCCTCAACATACCGTGAACTCTCAATGGCGATAGCGTCAGCTAAAGAGGACTTATAAAGGCCAAAGGCTTCAGTACTGTTCAAGCCACCGTCTTCACCGCGCTCAACCAAAGCACGGGCAAAGGCTCCTAATACCACAGGCTCTTTAGGAGCAAGCAGTGTATCAGCATCGCCTGTCAGTTCTGCTTGAGGAATGTACAAGTTGAAATACAGAGTCAAACCAGCGTTAGGGACAGGGTAAAAGTCTACCTTGGTGTCGCCTGTAGTGTGTACACCGTTAAAGTTATAGTACATTGGATTACCGGGATTCATGTTGTTCAGTAAGTACTGAGACATCATCTTGGTAGTCAATGCGTTGATCTGGCTCTTGTTGGTAATGTCCTGAGCATCAATGACTTTAAAGCGAGTACCTGACCCATTGAGCACATAGCCGTATGTGTTAGCTAGTGTCTCAATCATCAAGGTATCTGTTAAAGAGTTCCATGCGTAGGCATCTTCTACTTGTCGTTTGGCATCATTAACCAACTTACCCACAAGCTTAGATAAAGTATTCTCATTGACGGTACTGACTTCAGGTTCGCGCATACGAATCAAGATGTCATTGACCAGTTCAAGGTATGTTGGCAAGGCCATAGATTAGATCCCTTCTTTCTTATATAATTCAAAGGTACAGATGGTACTGAAAGAGCTACCTGCTTCACTTGTCATGACAACAGTGTCTCCCTCCTCCATTACCACATAAGCTCCTCCATCCATGCGTACATAGCCACCTGAGGCAATCGTACCGTTGTGTACGTGAATGTCAGCAGATGCGCTGGAGTCTCTCCAGTAAGCAGAAATGCTCTTGGTAGAGCCTGAGTTATTGAAAAGATACATCAAGTTCCACTTAGCAAAGTAGCCAGTAGGAACTGTGTAGATCGTAGTAGCCGTAGCTGAGGCAAGGTTAACACCTACCGATACAGGACGTGTCATTTGGCTTTCTTCTTGTCTTTGTTCTTCTTGGTGCGTTCACCGCGCTCTGGCTTCTCACGGCCTGCCTCAGACAGTGCAATAGCAACTGCTTGCTTCTGAGGTTTCCCTTCTTTGACCATCATGGAGATATTCTCACTGACTGTCTTATCTGATTTACCTTTTTTGAGAGGCATATTAGTTACTCCTTTATAAAGTTTCTACGATTAACTTAAGTTCTGAAACACCGGGAGCAGCATCAATATCATCTTGGATGGCGGCATACTTCTCACGCACAGCTTGACGAGCAGCTTCAGCAGCTACTGCTTCACTTGGAATGGTTGCCTTGACATCCAGTGGTAAAAACTCCGCAGTGCGTTTGGCACGGCGAATGTCATGCACAATGACCTTAGCTTTGTCTAAGTTGATGTTAATCATGCTGTGTATTCCCATGCGTTACGGAAGGTACGGTCTTCAGGGATGTCGGCAACATCCACAATCTTGTAAGGCTTGCCTTCAGGAATGTCCTTCATTGCTGCTTCAACAGACTCGGCAGGGATAATGATAGCCACACCGCCATCGTCAGTTGGGTAAATGATTCTTTTGTTCATGGTATCCTTTCAGCGGAAGATAACAGCAGTAACGTTGTTGGAGTCATACCTGTTGCCGTTGCCGCTGTTAACAATGAAAACATCGCAAATTGTTGTTGACTTGTTGGAACCACCAGTTGCGTAGTCATTTCCATCCACAGCAAAAGCACATGAAAAAGCGGCTGAAAAATCAGCATCAGGCAGTGCGGTAGCAAAGTTAACCGTATAAGCACCAGTTCCGTTATCTGTGATACTGGATACGTTACCAGAGGCACGAATAGCCACAGTACCTGTACCGTTGAAGTTTACCCATGCTCGTGCGGAGTACGAAGGTGCTGATCCCGATGCAGTGGAAAGCGAGGCAGCAGTTCCTGTAGTATTTTGGTTAAGTGTTGGAATATCGGCAGCAACTAATGCTCGGAATGAAGGAACACCTGCTGAACCGTTAGGTGATGCTAAAACATAATTAGCAGTTTTAGAAGCGTATGGATTTTGAGTATCTCCATATCCAGAAGCTAATGAAATTGCAGGTGTCGTCCCGCCTGAAGAGACTACAGGAGAAGTTCCTGATACGCTTGTAACACCTCCACTTACGGTAGCCCAACTTGTTGTTGACCCGTTTGTGGTCAGATACTTACCTGAGTTACCTGTCTGAGAAGGATATGTAGCATAACCAGCAGAGGCGTGATTGCCCCAACCATACGCTGTATTCCAGTTAGAGGAGTTGTTAGTAGTGCCATACCAGCTAGAAGCTAAGTATACAGGGTCTGTTTCTGTGTAGCTTTGGAGTGCTGTATCAGCCTTAACACCTTGAGCAGCAGTTGCATAATCAGTGCTTGCAGTTGTAGCTGCTGTGCCTAAGCCTAAGTTGGTACGGGCAGCAGAAGCACTAGCCAAGTCAGATAAGTTGTTAGCTTTGAGGGCAACAGTAGAGCTGTTAGCTGCTGTGTAACCCAATGCTGTGTTAACATCGGTATCCAGCAATGTGACAGGGCCTGTACGTGTGTTGAAGGACGACACAGCAGCGCCTGCTGAGAAGTCAGTCCAAGCAGAGCCTGTGTAGACACGCATCTCAGGGACAGTGGTGTTGAAGTACAGAGCACCTGCTGTCAGAGCACCGCCATCGTTATCAACTGAAGGGTTGCTTGACTTAGCACCTAAGTAACGATCATCAAAGTCATCGTAGACAGCCTGAGCAGATGCCAGAGCAGCTTCAGCAGCAGCCTGAGCTGTCTCAGCGTTAGCCTCGGCAGTCTCTGCATTGGCTTCAGCAGTCTCAGCGTTAGCTTCTGCTGTCTCAGCAGCGGCCTGAGCAGCCTCGGCAGCAGTCTGGGCAGCTTCAGCGGCAGCTTGTGCAGCCTCGGCAGCGGCCTGTGCAGCTTCAGCGTTAGCTTCAGCAGTCTCTGCATTGGCTTCTGCTGTCTCTGCATTAGTCTCGGCAGTGGCAGCAGCAGATGCGCTCGATGCAGCGGCACTGGCCGATGTAGCAGCTTGATCTTTATAGCCTTCTGCCTCATCAGCGATAATACGTACTTCCGTTATATCGGAGTCGGTACGTGCTTCACCTGTTCCACCGGGGCCGCGATAGATTGTCATACAATTTCCTTAGTCTTCTTAACTTGTTTAACGACTTTAACTGTTTGTCTTTGTTCAGGCTCAGGAGTCTCGATAATCTCATACCATTCAGGATTATCCCTAAAACTCTTAATGTCTACATCACGAGTAACCGTGGCAATAGTCTGAGGTCTAGTGCTATGCTTCATTTGAAAGCGTACCATATTGTGTATCTCCTTTGTTTATTACTCACCTGATAGTAAGTAGTAAATAAAAGAGACCCCCGAAGGGGCCTCCTTATTCATCTATTAAGCCGCAGAAGCGTCAACGATGATTGGAACGCAACCGTAGTCACGCAGTTCGCCCACGCCATACAGGGTGTCAGCAGTGAACAAGTTACCGAGGTATTCTTGTTTGTACTGAGTCTGAGCGCGAACGCCGATCTGCTCAACCAACACAGCCCAATCGCGGTGGAACATCAGAGCAGCGCGGTCAGTAGCGGTGTTGCCAGCAGCGGTATCGCAGTTGGTAGACACATACACTTTAACGCCGTAGATGTCGCCGAACTCACCGTTTTGCAGGGTAGTACCGTTGCCTTTGAAGGCCTGCTCGGTGAAGCGGTTGATACCCAACATGCTGTTACGAGCAACAGGAGGAACCACCAGCGAACGACCGTCCATAGGCACGTCTTGGTCGTCCAGCAACTGGATAGCTGCACGGATACCAGCATCAGCGATGTTGGCAGCGTTGGACGAACCGTAAGTGTAAGCAGCGCCGGTAGAACCGATGATGCCACCAGCGTACTGAGCGTTAGCGGAAGAACCGCCACGAGCAGCGCGAGCCAGTTGGATCAAAGTGGTGTCCACTTGCTTGCCCAGAGCGTGACCTGCGTCATCGGTGTAGAAGCTACGCAGGCTCGACAGAGCTTGGGCTTCAACGATGTCTTCGATCAAGCGGCTGTACTCGAAGTGTTTGTCGATAGAGATGGTCACATCGCCTTCAGTTGCAGCGATCAAGGTGACTTGACTGCCAGCAGCTTTAGCGGAAGCTGTACCACGGGTAGGCGAAGGAATGTGAACGGTGTCACCTTTCTTGCCCTTGAAGCTCATCTTCTTGACCAGATTGGCCATAACGAGCGATTTCTTGTATGCTGCCACGATCTCATCAGACCAAACTTCAGGGATGAAGGTTGCTGCTGTGGTGACTGTGACGTTGTTTGTACCTAAAGCCATTTGAATACTCCTATGATTTCAATTAAAAATTACTTAACTCGACCCTGTTGATAAGCTGCCATGATTTCAGGTTGTAGCAACTCATAACGATCTGGGTCTGTCATCTTAAGACGGATTAAATCCGCACGACGATATACTTTCTTTGCAACTTCGCCAGAACCACTTGTATCCACACCTGCGGCTCGTAGAGCTTGTGCCTGTTGTTTCTTACCAGCTTCTTGTACGTTGTTGTTGCGAACTTGCTTAAGTTCTTTATAGGTGCTCAAGAGTTCATCCGCTGAACCAAAGTCAAACTCTGCATCTGCTTTAGCGTAAAGGTTAAGACGAATAGGACTAGCTTTCACCCACTCCTGAAATCCAGTGTCGTTGGCGATAGTGCCAAAGTCAGGATGTTTGGATGCTAATTGCTGTGCTGTCTTCATCCGCTTTAGCTCAAGGTTAGCTTGTTTAGCTTCAATGACTGCGGGGTTATTCTCAATTGCACGTTTAATAGAGTCTTGAGGGTTCTCAAAGAAATCTACTTCGGGCGCACTTTCAACAGTTACTGCCTTATCGCTTTCGAGTTGTCGTTTCAGTAATTGATCTGCTAATGAACGTACTTCGTGTACTTCCTGTGCTTGCCTCCCAATCATCTTTTCAGCTTCTTGGTGCATCTTTACGATGTCTTCAAAGGCTTTACCTTTGTATTTATCAGGAACTACATTCTCTACTTCTACAACTTCTTGAGGTTGCTCCTGTACCGGAGTCTCTTGAGGTTGCTCATCTGTGATCGTGTCCAAGGTTGGATCAAACGATTCGTCGTCAATAAATGCCATACTATTATTCTCCTGTCTCTCTTGAGATTATAGGACTATGAAATGTGGATACTCTCGTACCTACCCGTTTAATGTGAAGTGTTACTCTGGAACAGCGTAAGAGGCTTTCCTCTCTTGTTTCAGCTTATCACTTCGTTTACGTTCCCATGCGTCATATGCACCAGGAAAAGCACCTGTGATGCCCTCCAAGTTACTCCTGACACTGGAAACAATTCTCGTTGAATGCTTACCGCAGGCTCGACAAGCGAGTTCCCTACAGTCTTCATCAACAAACGCTTCAGAGATGTGTCCATCTTCACAAACAAACTCAAACATTCGGCGCATTACTGTACCTCCTGCTGAAGTTGCTCGAAAATCTCTTCACAAGTCTTCTTGCGGTTAAGAATCAAATCTAGAATGTCCAACTGTCCTAGTCGGTAGTTTAATGATTGTTCGTCTTTCACAGTGCGAACATTGTCTAGATTAGTTTCTAACTCTTTGAGGTCTTCAATCAAGTATTTCCACCCTTCAGTGGACATCATTGAAAAAGTTTCCTCGTAATAATGTTGAAGTTTCTTATCCATAGGGGGAAACTCCTTTCTTAGTGGTTATTTAGGCTGACGATTCTGCATCTGAGCTACAGCGATACGCTCGTTTGAGTCGATATCTTTCTCTTTGAGCATCAAATCAGCCAGTTTCATACGTTTAGCGAAGTCAGCATCTTGATCGAGGTTTGTAGCAGCGGCTTGTACCACCTTTACACGTAACTCTTCAGGCATAAGCTGAGTTTCAACCATTGTTTGTTGTGCTTCGGAGCTAGTCTTCTGAGTCTGTGCCTGCAAGAGTGCCAGATCAGCTTGTAACTTAGCCATAGCAGCTTGTTGCTGCATCTGAGCCTGTTGTTGCTGTTCAGGATTAGGTTGACTCATCTTGTCCAGAGCTGCAATCAGTTCATTTCGGTTGCTCAAGGAGCTGTTACCCAAGATACCTTTAAGGATCAGAGGCAGAACTGGAGTGTCTGGGCCTAATGTCTGTAACAAGGCAATGAATTGCTGCTGTTCAAACTCACGAGCCAAGATACCCAAGGTAGCTGTAGGCATGAATTGCACATCTACAGAAGGGTAACGCTCAGGATCAAACTGCATGTAGCGCCAAGCTGCTTTATTGATGAATGGAATCAAGAAATCTTCTTGGAAGTTCGTCAATGTGCGCTTGTACTTCTTGATGATGCCCGCCATTGCCATAGACATTCCACCTGCACCAGCGTCACGAGGAGCTGCTGATGGCATGCCTGCACTGTCAACAGTACCTGTAGCTTGCAGGAGGAGGCGTTCGTAGTTCTGAGAAGCCAGCACAGATGAGTTATCAGGTGTACCGAAGCGCAAAGGCATCATAATCTGGTTAGGATCACCATTGGTCAGGAACGCTTTACCGGGCTTAACCTCAAACTTAGCACCCCGAGGCAAGCGAGTAGCGTCCATAGCCATCATAGGAACGGCTGTAAGGGCACGGGCATCGCTGTCCATACGCAAACTACCATCAATGGCCTTCTGCATGTTGTAGGCCTTCTCCGCTGTACCACGACCCCATACACGTCCGGGGACTGTATCGTCTTGGTACAACATGACAGGACGATCCTTCATCATGTAGGGGTTAGCTTCAGCCTTCAGGAGCTTACCGCCGTTAGCAATAACAATGATTGCTTCCACCAGTTCGGCGTAGTCATCGGCTAAGGAGTCTTCTGGGAACAGGTCAGCAACCTCTTCTTCGTTCTCCAACTGTTCCAAGTACTCACGAGGAACCAAGCCGTAGTACGTGAGCATACGCACACGACCATCTTGATAATTAACTACTTCTTCTGTAACTTCTAAGTCGTCATCAGGAGCATCAATACCGAGATCAACCTTACGGTAGATACCCTTCTCCATGCCCTCAACGATCTTGTGCACCGATACGAACTTCTCAATGGCACAACCCATAGCGTCATCCAAGGATGTGGCGTTAGGATCAACCAAGAAGTTCTTAGGGTTCACAGGAACTAGCTTTACGGAGATACGGTCTTTCTCGGTAACACCGATAGCCGCTTGTCCTTGTACGCCGGGGATAGCTTGAGTAGCAGGAGCGTACTCCTTCTCTGTCTTGACAGCGATCTCACCGATACCTGTACCGTAGATCTCGGCCATCAGTTCAATCTGATCCACAGCCTTCTTAATCTTGTCACGGTTGAAGTCTTCCATCAACTGAGCCTTGATCTGCTCAACGTCCAAGGCAGTGCCGTTAACGTCCTTCAGATCATCCTCAATGTCGAACCACTCACCTTGACCGAAGATAGCTTCCATGATCTCAGCGTGACGTGTCTCAATCGCCTGCTGTGTAGCAGGGGAGATGATACGGCTACGCTCAGAGGATCGTGTACTGTCTTCAGCGGCCCATTGACCACGGAAGATACGTTCGTACTCAAGCCAGTCTTGTAGGTAGTTCTGGTCGCGGTAATCACGCCACTTGTCAGTGTGTGAGACAACCCATTCAGTCAGCTCTTTGTCGGACTCTGTGGGTTCGTCATACTGACTTTGTTCTAAGTTGTCATCCATTGTTTAGTATCCTGAAATAATGTCTAAAGCCTCATACTCATCATCCTCATAATCAGGGACAAACGAGTTAAGGGCCAGTTGTTCAATATACGCTAAAGCATCCACCAAGTCATCATGTACGCCTTTGGTGGGAAACATAAGGAGCTGGTCTTCAAAGTCAGCCCAATCACCATCCTCATTCAAGATGACCTTACCGTGCTCCATCCGTCCTTGTAAGGCCCAGATAATACGATCTGTCTTCTTCTTGTTACCGTGAGTTAAACTCTGGATGTGAGCGTAAGTGTTATACTGCCTCATCATGTCCTGTAGGATGGTCAAGGCAGCGTTCTTAGCTGTTCCTCGCTCAATGCCCATAGACAGCGGCTGGAACTCTTTAATGTTCTTCAAGATACGCATACACGTATCTTTAATGTCCCATCGTCCATGCTCAATCTTGTTAACCCACCAAGTACCATCGTCTGATACCTTGACCACAGCGATAGCTGATTCGTCTAGTCTCTTCTTGTTCTGGGAGCCATCGGCAATGTCTTCAAAGCCTGCCAAGTCAATGG